AAGTACATTCTTGCCAGTCACACTCTCATATGATTCGTTGATGGACTTAATCTCCACCATCACGCAAAAGAATGCGAATACTTTGGTCATAATTAGCTCAACCGAAATGAATTGAGCGATGATATCACCTGCAATATACTTCTCGATGAGGAAGGTGAACATAATTGCACCGCCATAAAGCAATGACTTGGATATTGTATCGGATAATCTGCGAGATTGGAAGGCTTTCCACCCCCCTTTTTTTACTGATCTCCAAATGCCGAAGCAAGTATCAATGAAGATGGCCAACATGGCTAAGTATATCATCGGCATAACCGGTGAAAGTATTGCCCAAAAGGATGCAATCAACATCAACACATTCTGCCTCATAATACTAAAATTGAATTGTTATAACCGTTATCAGTTGGATAGCCACAAGTCCAAGTACCATTCATGAAGCAATTACCCACGCACATATGACAATCAATCTGAGGTCTTAAATCCGTATCGCGATTCTCATGGGATGTGAAGAGTGGAAATTCTGCTTTGTTCTTTACCAGGTATCGAATCAATCTCATCTCAAAGAATGATGCTTTTTGAGCATAGTGTTCCATTCCGAATGCAACCTCTGAACGAGATACACTTGATGAGTTATCACCGAATTGAGTTTGAAGTCCTTTATTCTTGAGTTGATATGTTAATCCAAAGATTGCATCCTCTGCTGAACGCCATGCGATGACCGGTTGAATGAATAAAACAAGAGCTTCCTCTTCCGGTGTCAATGTTTGGTCGTTGTATGCCTCCAAAAGATAATCATAAAAGACAGTCCCAAGTATTGGCATCACTCTCAATTGTGCTTGAGTCGCAATATATGGAGTCACATCAGTCACATCCACATTGGCAGTGATTGGTGTGTTCGTTTTGAGGTAGGTTTCAGTGATAAAATACAACATTATGCTTGAGGTGTTTGTGGTTGATTACTTGCAATTACATCTCCACCTTGAATCGGAGGTAACGATGCCAATGCTCTCACTTCGTTTGGTGTCATGGTATCCAATACCTTAGTCGCGACCAATGGACTCATGGCATTCAATGCGTCTTGTGTTTTGGATGCATCACCTTCCACCTCAACGATTGTTTCATTGATGATTTGGAAGTTGTTGATTGTGAAATCTGCGTTGATTCTAGCAATTCGAAGTATCTCATTGAAGATATCTTGTACTTGCTCTCTCAATGGCATCACGACATTCTTTTCGAATATCACATACGCTTGTTTGATATCACTACCTGAGCCTAGTGAGCCGGTTGTGCGAACTCCCATCAGTATCGGATCTATTGTGTGAGCAAAACAAATCTGCTCAGTATTCAATCCGGATGCTTCCTGGAATAGTTTATCGTTTTGATTGGTTGGAATGCTTTCAATTTTAGGCATCTGCTCCGCACCATTTGAAAAGAATGCGACAGCTTTTCCTGCGTTAGCTGCACCTTTCATCTTGTCCATTGTGGAACGAAGTACATTTTTCTCCTCTTCCGACTGCGGTCGTTTAGGGAACATCATTGCGAATGACGGGAACACACTGTTCTGAATATTGGATTTTGCGAAGTACGAAAGTTCGCCCGAGAGATATGCAAAATTAAGTGCCGATGTGTATTTTGGAAGCGGATACCACTCTTGACCTAAACACTCAACCTCGTATACAAATAGTTGGCATTTATCAGTGCAGGTTGGATGATATCTTTTGATTTCTCTCACGTCAATTCTTGCGGACCAATCATCACAAAGGAAATAGTCATTGTGATCACGTCCTCTTCTCACTTTATCCGGAGATTGATTCTCCATTCGAGTGAGCTTCATTTTATCATCAAAGTACAATTTAAAGTAAACACGATTGTGTACAATCAATTGTTCGGTTGTAATCCGAACTGTCTTTTTCAATCGAGATTTCTTCTCAAATGTGTACAATTCAAGGAGCTCTTGAGGAGTGGTTGTGATTGTTTGTAATTCAATACCTCCACCAATGACTGCATTTGTTTTGTAATCCACAATGGAACCATGCAAAGGCGATGAGTATACCAATTGGTTTAAAACGCTTGGAAATAAATTCGCGTCCCCGAATGGAATCCATCCACTCGTTTGATGCCTCCCATTAACGTATGGAAGAGATAAATTCCCTGAGCCAATTTTAAGAAATGGTGTTGAAAAGGATTGATATCCTTCTACCACTTCGGGTGATTCTTGCTTTGTTGTTCTAAATCGGTCGTACCAAGCCATGTTTAATCGTAGATTGAGTTTGTTATTGCACCACTTACAACCATTCTACCCTCCTCGATGACCACTCCGGTCGTGTCCTGGATAGATGTTGGTGGAATTGTTGATTCATACACTGAATATCGGTATTGTCCCTTGACCAAAATCACATCAACCGGTTCATCCAAGAGGAAGAGATTGAATCTTTCCTTCCAATCGGAGATGTCATCGGTGGTGAATAGGATGGGAGTGTCGGTTGTATCCATTTCATTCTCAAAAACGAACAAATAATACGGATTCGAGAGGGTGCTCACCTCAGTCAGAGTCAGCACAATTGAATTAACCTCACCTTTATCAATGTAAATCATACTAATATATTAAGAAAACCTTCAAAAATGTTTATAAAAAAAGCCCACCCGGATGGATGAGCTCTCTTTAAGTTGTGTTTTATTATGCAATTACATCAGCAACCGCAGCTTCAGTTACTTCGTATGCAAGATAATCATTCTCCGCAATTAATGTAACGGAATATTTACTACCATCTGCACGATTTTGGCCTGAGCCTTCACCAACTGCACTCAATTGCAAATATGGGAAGTACCAATATTTACCATTCGCATCTTGGATGATTGCATTCAAGTATTGTTGTCCTGCACCAAGCACTTTAATTGCTTGAGATTTCGCTTGATCTCTGCGGTGGAACATCAATGTAATTGTTGCGGTTACATATGAACTACCATTGACTAGGTCAATTGCTGCATCTTCGGTGTAACTTCCGGTATTTCTGCGGATTTCAAATTCAGTGTATAAATCACCACCTACAATTAGGTTGATTTCATCGATTGTCCATGTGTTAGGAGCAGTAGCAAATGAGATGCTGTCGATGTTATCTTGTTGGTTGATATATACCTTGAAAATCCCACCACTGTTATTGTCGCACGACTTAACTATGGATTCTAAATTTTCACAAGCCATTTTTGTTGTTTTAAATATTTAAAAAATAGAGGGGAGTATTTCATCCCCTCAGGAATATTAATTAAGATGCAGAGTTGTAGAATACAATCTCACCACCATTCACATGAGTGAATCCAACTTTCATGTTTGCACGAGTACGGATAACCGGCTCAGCAACTGTATCAGCTAAGTTGATAGCTCTCAACGCTTTACCATCTCCTTCAGCATCGAAAGAATAGATAAGATTTCCTTTCAACGTAGCGACAATTTTGGAAGTTGTTCCCATTCCTGGACACAATACCATCTTGATACCTAAGTAAGAGAAATCTAATGCTTGAGTCAAGTTGGCTTGAGTATTCGCAGCAGCAACCGCAGCACGGTAAGCAGTAGCAACCGGTGTTGATACATAGATTCTCAAATCCTCTTGGTTAGCGATAACCGCAGCAGGGATTGCAGCGTATACCAATGCCAATTTAGCAAGTACATTTGATGGAGTAATCGCAACTGGAGAAGCGATATCAATCACTGCTGAATCAGCAAGTAAAGATTTCACATAACCATCACACAATGCAAGTGCAGGAACCAATGATTCTGTATCACCTAACCAACGTAATTTCTCGATGTTCTCAGCAATTGTTTTTGCCATTTCTCCCCAATAGAAATCCATGAAAGATGCAACAGTGAAATCACCATTTGAACCTTTTGTCATTTGCAATGATACGAATGACTGCTCCAATTGGAATTGACAGATTTCTGCCATTGCTGATAATCCACATACGTCTACCTCTACTGAAGAAAGCTCATCAGTACTTGCATTCCATCCGCAATTTTCTGCTTGTAAAACTTGACCAAATGTTACGGTCGAAATTTTCGTTTTGAATTTTACTCCTGGAAGTGTACGGTAGTTATCAACCGTTTCCTCATTCAAATACGCTCGTGAGTAAAATGCCTCACTGTTTGCTTGTAATAATGCTGATGCATCAATATCCAAGTCGAATCTTAATTTTCTGCTCATTTTGTTTTGTTGTTAATTGTTAGTTATTTGTGTTTAAAAATTTACTCACTGCACTGAATTTTTCTTGCATCGACATTTTAGTTTTGTTGTCGGTTGCTTCAACTTCAACTTCAGTTTCCCCAACCATCATCTCCTCCATTTGATTGCGAAGGTCTGCAATCAATGCGATAATTGCAAGGTGAGGCAAATATGGCTTCATTCCAAGACCTTCAGAAATACAATGAGGAGGTCAAAGCTGCG